TTAATCGGTCCCGCTCGGTTTGTTCTCCGGCAGGATCTTCGTCTCTCTGCAGACCTGTTCGATCTTGGTGTTCAGCCAGACGTCGAAGTCCCCGTAGATCTGCATGAGGGCGCCGATTGCTGTTTCGCTGAGGATCTCCATCACTTTGTCCCGAGACTTCCGGAACGCTTCGAGCTGGGCCTCCTTGGTGAAGGCTCCCTGCTTCTTCAGCGTGTCGACGTAGGTCTGGGATGTGTAGGCGACGGCCTGAGCGACGGCGTCGGTGGCCATCTGGATATACTTCGCGGCGGTCTCATTGTCGAGCTGTTTCTCGATCTTGGCCGTCTCGCGACGCAGCAGCGCGACCGCGTAGGCTCCGCCCGCCGTGATCAGCAGGCAGAGGATCGGCACGCAGGCCGCGAGGATCTGGTTCCACGTTTCGTTCATGATATTCCTCCTCTTGTTTGAGCCCCTCCTCGTGAGTGCAGGCGCCGGAGTACGGGCAGGTCTCGCAGTCCTCAGGCCGGCACGGGCAGGTCCCGTCCCAGCGGATCAGGCTCCGGATCCAGACCCACCCGCAGACGATAGCGATCGCGATCAGGAGCAGGTTGGCGGCAGCCATTACGCCTTCACGAAGCTGCCTTCGTCCACCCAGCCGTAGACCGTCGCGCCGGATCCGGAGACGCGGATCAGATGGTAGGGGTGGCGGGACTTGCCGAGACGGTAGATCTGCGTGATCTTCGCCTTGCCGCCCTTGCAGCCCTTCGGCGTGGATGCGTTCGCGCTGGTGTAGTGTGTGCTGCCCTTGTAGTCGACGATGTCGCCGACCTTCGGGACCCATTTCTCCTCGGGCTCGTCCTTGGCGATCAGGGCCGTGTCGACCCAGCCGTAGACGGTGGAGCCGCCTCCGGAGATCGCGATCAGGTGGACGGGGTGCTTGCCCGATGGGTAGAGCGCCGTGACCTTCGCCTTGCCGGGCTTGCAGCTCGGGCCGGTGGAGGCGTTCGCGCTCGCGTAGTGGACCTTTCCGGTGTAGGTGACGACGTCGCCGATCTTCAGATCGACGGCCGGCGTCACGGGCTGCACGGGATCAGGATCCGGAGAGGGAGGCGTCACGGTGCCGGCGCCGTCATACTTCGGACGGCCGAAGCCGAGCGTGTAGCCGTCGTGCATCTTCCGGTTGATCCTCTTGACCATGTTCGAGGCGTTGCCCTCGATGGTGACGATCGTGGACCCGTTCACGCTCTCGACGATGCCGGTGTGGCTCACGTTGCCGCCAGTGGTGAAGAAGATCTGATCGCCGGGCTGCGGGTTCTCGGTGAAGTAGCGGCCCTGCTCTTTGTAGTACTTCAGGGACCAGCTGCAGCCGGCGCCGTAGGGGCCGGTCTGACACTCGACCTGCTGGGCCTTCTTGGCGTCACGTCCGGCGAGCTGGTAGAAGCACCAGTCGACGAACACGTCGCACCATGCGTAGCCGTTCTTGTTGCCGTTGTAGTAGCCCGCGGCGTAGAGGTCCCGGGCGTACTTGGTCCAGTCCTTGTTCCCGGCGTTCGCCTCTTTGTCGTCGAGCTGGGAGTTGCTGGCCTTCTCCTTGTAGCCGATCTCAGCCGCCGCGATCTGCAGGAGTCTCGCGACCGTGCAGGATCCGGACGCTGCCGGCTTCTGCTGGTCGGTGCTCGCGTACTGGTCGAAGTACTTCTGGCCGTAGCTTGCACGCCTCACGCAGGCCGCCTCGCTCTGATCAGCAGGGCGCTCGAACTGCTTCAGGACGACGTCGGACGCCTCCCTGACGCTCTCGGCAGACTTCAGGACCTTCAGGACGGCCCCGTAGCCCTGCAGCTCCTTCCAGAGGTAGCCGAGCTGCATCTCGAGGTCGCCGATCGACTTGCCGGCGGCCTTGGCGTAGTTCAGGAGCGCCTCCTTCCTCGACCAGTAGGTCCACTGGGCGAGGCCGTAGCCCGCGGAGTCGCGGACGAAGTTGCCATAGCTTCCGGAGTCCACGGCGGCCGTGTACTCGACGTCGGTCATGCCGAGGCTTTTCTCGTAGCTGTTCTGCAGGTTGGTCGGGATCAGGGCGCTCTCTGCGTAGAGGTTCCCCATGAGTCCCGCGATGCCGTAGGCGGTCAGGTTCTTCCCGCTGAGGAAGTTCCAGATCTTCTCGGCGTTGTTTGTTCCTTTAAGGCTCATTTTCATCGCCCTCCTTTTCGGTTTTTTCTTGTTCCTTGTCCTCCTGTTCCCACTCCCGCTCGCGGTAGCGGTCCTTGGTGGTCTTGATCCACGCCATCGCTCCGCACTCGCCGCCGAGGCAGGCGAAAACGCAGGTGCAGAGGGTGTCCGGGATCATGCCGGTCCGGTTGAACAGGACGATCATGGTGACGGTGAAGGAAAAGAGCAGCACGCCGACGATGACGAGGATCACGTCCATGGTCCGGAGCTGCTTCTCGTACTCCTCCTTCGTGTGCTTTCCCTTCTTCTTGGTGGTCTTTTTCACGGTCTCGCCTCCTACTCGAGGATCGACTGGATGCCGAGCTTGGTGAGGAAGTCCTTCTGGTCGTGTTTCACCTTGGCGGCATAGTCGAGGGCGGCGTGCATATCTCCGTTGCATTGAGCGTCCGGGATCCGCTGGACCGCCTTCGCTGTCGCCTCGCCGAGAGCGATGGCCGCGTTGGTGGTCTGGATCACGAGGATCTGCAGCTGCTCACGCGCCGCCTCTCGGGCTTCTTCCTCCCGCTCCTTCTTCTCGGCTGCCGCCTTCTCGGCCTTTGCCTTCTCGGCGGCTTCCTCCTCTTTCTTTTTGTCTCGCTTCTGGATCCGGCGTTCAATGAGCCAGAAACAGAAGGCCGTCACGGCCGTCGGGATCCCCATGATGGTGACGAGCTGGCCGAGACTGAGTACGATCTCCATGTTCGTGTCCTCCTGTGTTATTATTTGCGGCCCCTTTGGAATACGGTTGAGTCTGTCAGCTTGGTCCGGATGCCGTCGCTGTCGAAGTGCTTCATGTCTCCGAAGTAGCTCTGCATGGTCGCGTTGACGTTCTCGACGTCAATGTGGCCGGCAGCGTACTCCTTTTCGATGTGGGCGATCCTCGCCTTCATTTTCCGGAGGCTCTTGCGCTTGAGCTTGCGATGGCCGGGCCGGATCCGGTAGCCGACGAACTCGACGCCGTGCCGGATCGTGTTGATCTGTGTTTTATCGTTCAGGTCGAGCAGCAGCTTCTCGCCGAGGAACTCCTCGATCCGGTCCAGATCATAGACCAGACGGTCGCGGTCGTTGCTGAGAATTATGTCGTCGTCCATGTACCGGATGTCGAAGTGCTCGCGGAGCTCGTGCTTGATGAACTGGTCGAGCTCATTGAGGCAGATGTTCGCGAGCATCTGGCTGGTCAGGTTCCCGATCGGCATACCACGATCAAAAAGCCGCTCACCCGGCTCCACCTCGTCCGGGCTGAAGCCGGCAGGCAGGCCGAAGGCGGTGTGCTCGCAGTTGATGATCGTCTCCATGAGCCAGAGCGTGCCCTCGTCGTCGATCTTCGACCGGAGGATCCTCATGAGGACCTCGTGGCTGACGCGGTAGAAGTACTTCGAGATATCCAGCTTCAGGAAGTACCACGAGCCCGGCCGGCGGTCGACCATGTTGATCCACTTCTGCAGCTGGTCCGCAGCCTTCACGCGGCCTTTGTCGACGCGGCAGCCGTAGCTATGCTGATAAAACTGCCGGTCGATCAGCGGGTTCAGTTGCCGGTAGATCGCCCATTGGACGACGCGGTCCTTGAAGCTCAGCGCCATGATCAGGCGCTTCTTGGGCTCGTAGACGTAGAACTCCCGGTACCGGCCGACCGTGTAGGTCCGCCAGAGGAGCTCGTTCTGGATCTCGATCAGGTTCTCCTCGAGGTTTGCCGAGAAGGCCGCGACCTCGCGGCGGTCCCATTTCCTCGCTGCTGCTGAGTAGTAGGCCGCCAGCAGGTTCTCCCACGAGCAGATCCGCTCGTAGAGGTTGGTGATCTTTGCCATGTTTGGCGTCCTCCTTTTCATGCAAAAAAATAGCCGCGTGTGGCACTCCTTCCGGATAGTCTGCGCGGCCTGCCGCAACGCCTTCCGGCGCCGTCCGCTCCCACGGAAGGCATGAGCGCCCCGGCTGTGTCTTTAACCTTGGAGCCGGACGGCTCCGCGGTAGGGAGATACACCCCTTTGGCCCTGTCGCTCCCTTCGCCCGTAGGCTCGGGGCTTAGCATAATTAAGGCCAGAGCGGAGCGGCCGCCGATGTTCGTGTTGGAGTTCGACCGGTCGTTGTTCGCATTGAGTGAGAACACGCCGTTGTTGACGCCGTTGTTCCAGTTGCCCCCGCGATAGACGCCGCGCAAAGTTTTTCCCGGCATATCCCCCGATGTGATCACCTCGTTTTTGCCATCCAGCCGCCGAGGAGCCTGCCGATCTCGCTGATCTCCTTGCTCCATTCTTCATGGAGCCCGGGAGAGATCAGGCGTACGTTGGGCGCGACCGCGATGTCGAGGAAGCCGGAGAGCTTCGCCTTCTCGCGGTCGAGGCGCTGCTGGTGTGGGCGTTTGCTGCCCTTTTCGAGGTTCCCGTCGATCGCGGCCTCGAGCATCCCCATCATGGCGTCCTCCATGTGCTTCCCGAGCGTGTACTTCTCGGGCTTTCTCATGTTCTGGATGCGTGGGATCGAGAGCACGATCATCCGGGTGATCTTTTGCTGAAGTAAAAAGTCCTGCTGCATGGTTGTCTCCTTTTGGAGGAGGGGCGCCGTGGATGGCGCCCCTCTGGGTCAGATTTTCAGAGATCAGATTTCAGGGATCTCAACGTAAGCGGAGCGGCCGCCGAAGTACGTGTAGGAGGACGACCGGGCGCCGTCCGCAGCGAGTGAGAACACGCCGTAGTTGACGCCGTAGTTCCAGAGGCCCCCACGAGAGACGCCGCGCTCGGCTGCGCCGTTGTTGGCGTAGAACACGTCGCCCTCGTAGTCGAAGTTCGCGTCGTCAGGAGCGAGCGCGAGAGCGTAGAGGAGCTCGGCCGCAGCAGCGGAGACGCT